TATCGGTAAGCTGTACCGCACCGGCATTGCTAGTGCTAGCCGCTTGAATCTTGCTGCCGCTAATTGCAGCAGAGGCATTGATGTCAGCATCAACGATTGTGCCGTTGGCTATCATCGTGCTGGTAACAGTACCACTATCACCAGTCGTGACAACGGTTCCAGTCACGTCAGGCAAGGTAATCGTCTTATCCGACGACACCGAAGCCGGTGCCTGCAGCGCGATGTAATTGGTGCCGTTGGCGGTAGTTTCACGGAATCGCACCTGCTGCTGGTTGTCCATTACCAGCGCACCCGTCATGGTGTCGCCGCTTGTGTCTACAAACTCACCGGCTTCACTGCGCCATGCGCTGCCGTCCCAAACCTTGAACACATAACCGCCACCGCTCGTATCCAGCCACTGCTCACCAAGCGCATTGCCACTAGATCCGGCGGGGCTGCTATTTGGTGCAGACGTTCCAACATGAACAGGGCCAACCTTAACTAGATCACCTGCTGCATCTTTAAAGAACAGACCGGCGCTTGTGGCGTTCGTGTTAATAGCTAACTGGCCATCTGCCATCGAAGCAGGAGTAGGCCGCTTGCTAGCGGTGTTAGAACGCAGATGCTGTAAAGCCATTCCTTAACGCCAGTTTCCTGGCCGGAAATTACTGCCCCTATGCTAGCCGTCTAGAACGTTCCGTCGTCCAGTTGACTGGTCAATGCAACTGTTCCAGTGGCATCAGGCAATGTGAGTGTACGATCTGCTGTTGGATCGGCAGCCGCAAGTGTAGTTTCAAAGCTGTCGTCCGTAGCACCTTCAAACAGCAAGCTGCCTGTGCTGCCGATTGTCACTGCACCAGTGAACGTGCCACCGGCTTTTGGAATTGCGAGCGCGGCTAAATCGTAGGCAGTTTTAACGGCGTTAGCTGTTGCCGCTTGCGCGGTTGATGTGGAGCTGGTGGTGTTGTTAAGTTGAACGACACCAGCATTACTGGTCGTAGCAGCTTGAATTTTTGTCGCAGTGATTGCGGCGCTAGCGTTAATGTCAGCGTCAACAATGGCGCCAGCAGAAATTGAAGTAACACCAGCATTACTGATGCTGATGTCGCCTGTAATTGCAACGGCGGTGGTTACGTTAGATGCGCTGCCAATCAGTATGTGACCACTAGTTAGCGACGCAAGTTTGCTGAACGCGATATTGGCACTAGCGTTGATGTCATCATTGACGATGGTGCCATTGGCGATCATCGTGCTCGTGACGGTTCCAGTGTCACCGCTTGTGATGATGGTGCCGCTGATATCCGGGAACGTTAAAGTGCGATCTGCTGTCGGATCGGCAACAGCTAGCGTCGTTTCAAATAGGTCAGGCGTCGGACCTTCGAATGTCAGCGAACCAGTGGCACCAATCTCAAGATTGCCGGTAACCGTTCCACCAGTTGTGGAGAGTTTTTCTGAATCAAGCTCCTGCAATGCCGCTTGAACATTTGTAGATTGAATCCCGCCATAAGGCGTAACGCTAATGTTTGTTGCTTGCTGCGAAGCGACAAAACTGGAGACATCAAGCAACTCCCAGGTTGTGCCATTAGACAGCAAAATATCGGGAGGATTTAGCGCAACACTAGGCGCCGGAGCTGTGCCCGTCCCGAGTTCGCTAACGACTAAGTAATACTGGCGATTATCATTTGACGCCGCAGGTAATACGGAGCCAGCAGTTAGCCCAGCAGCTTGACCTTGCGTAGTAACAGACGCGACAAGGTTTGTTGAAGCGTCGTATGTACCAGCAAAGATGATTTCACCGCTTGTGATCGTAACAGGCTGCCAAGCACTACCATCCCACAAATAAAGGTCATTATTGATTGCATCAAAGAAAAATTCTCCCTGAAAAGATGCAGTCGGGAATGTAACGATGCCAGCAGTAGATCCAGCGCCGCCGAAGGTAACAGTGGAAGAATCTGCGAGTTTGTCACCTGTAATTGTTCCGGCGCCAATACGCGCAATGTCAAGCGTGCCGCTGGTTAGCTTTACAGCACTGATATCTGGAATATCAGCAGCAACAAGATTTGCACCGCTGGTAACTATGCCTTTTTGATTAACGGTAACCTTCGGATATGTACCGACTGTGACGGAACTATTTGCAATAGTTAAGTTGCCACTGCCATCAACTTCAAGACCGCCCGCGCCTGGCACGCTAACCGCACCGATTGCGCTCGGGGTTGCTACAGGTAGATCTGAACTAGTCAGAGCGACTGCAGACGTAATTAGACCGTTGCCGTCATATGTAATCCCCGAAATTGTGCCCGCAGTCAGCGTGTTGGCAATGCTTAGTTCGCCAGTTCCAGATACAGATAAACCGGAATCTGCAGGAATACTGACGGCGCCAATCGCACTTGTAGTAGCAAGCGGAAGGTCTGCTGCGACAAGCGCAGCTGTTGCCGTGATATGACCTTGAGCATCGAAGGAAATACCGCTGCGGGTTGCGGCAGTAATTAAATTAGTGTGCCCAATGCTGCCCGTTGTTTTGTCTAGACCACGGTCTAATGATGCTGCTGGAATCTTGGCTGCTGTAACCGTATCAGAGCTAAGTTTTGCACCATCAATGCCGTTTGCAAGTTTGATGTCGGTAACGTTGCCGTCAATCAGTGCGTTAGTGTCAACTGAGTTGTCGGCTAATTCGCTGGCACCGACAGATCCGGCTGCAAGCTGCAGTGAAGTTACGCTGTCCGTTTGAAGTTTCGCACCTGGAATTGATCCATCGGCGAAATTTGTTTTGCCATAAGTGACAGACAGATCAGCAAGTTCAGTGGTGCCAACCGCTCCCGAGCTGATGCTTGTTGCAAAGCTGCCAGTGCCGCTACCCGTTACAGAGCCAGTGAGGATAATAGTTTGATCGCCTGTGTTAGTTCCGCTGCTAGTGCCACTAAAACTGGAACCATTAACCCATGTGCCGGTCGCAGTGGCAAGGCTGCTTAATCCAAGCGTGGTGCGTTGAGCAGCGGCGTCGGCACCGCCAAGCAGCGCACGACCAGCAGCAGTACAGCTAATTTCTTCAATAGTTCCGGCACTAACAGCGCGACCGAGCAAAACATCACCGCTGGTTGCAGTTTGAAGTTTTGCGTAAGTAACGGCATTATTTGAAATCTTGCTTTCAGTAATACTGCCGTTTGCTATTGATGTAGCAAATGAGCCGGTGCCACTACCTGTGACATCACCTGTCAGCGTGATCGTTTGATCGCCTGTGTTGATGCCGCTGCTCGTACCACTGAAACTGGAACCGTTGACCCAAGTGCCGGTTGATGTTGCTAGATCACCAAGACCAAGAGTAATGCGCTGTGACGTTGCATCAAGGTCTGCCAATAAGGCGCGACCTGCTGCGGTACAGGTGATTTCCTCAACTAAACCCGCACCGATTGATGAGCGACCCAGAATAACGTCGGTGGCACTGGTGTCTTGGATTTTTGCGTAGGTAACTGCACCATCGGCAAGCTCAACGGTGTCGACCGATCCGGCTGACAAACTTGCGGCAAAAGTGCCGGTGCCGCTTCCAGTGACATCACCAGTTAGTGTGATTGTCTGGTCACCCGTGTTGGTTCCAGAGCTGGTGCCACTAAAGGTGCCACTTTGGGTGGCAAGTGTGCCCAACCCAAGCGTGGTGCGTTGAGCGGCGGCATCTGCGTCGTCAAGCAGCGCACGGCCTGCCAGCGTGCAGGCAATCTCTTCTACATCACCAGCGCCTGCACTAGCGCGACCGAGCAAAACATCGGTATTGATGTTTTGAATTTTGGCAAAAGTTACTGCATCATTGTTGATTTTTGCCGTGGTGACTGCTAGATCGGCAAGTTCAGCGGTATCAACGCTGCCCACCCCGATAGTGCTGCCCGAGATTTTCGCCGCCGGGATGGTGGCATCATCAACCAGGTCGAAACCACCCTCAAGCAGGTCCTTGACGGTAATCTTTTTGGTCTCTGCTGCCGACAGGTCCGCAATGGCAAGCGGATCCGTGGCTTGCAGCGACGCTGCACTAAGGACTGGCAGATTCGAGATCTCAAGATCTGGCAAGGTCTTACTCCCCTAGATTGCAGAGCGCTTACGCACAGTTTAGTTCTCCTGCAACAAGCGGTTGCCGTCTTCCTGTAGCAGGTGAGATCTGTCTTCCTGCAAGATGTAGGACGGCGGCAAGCCCTGTTTTAGGACGATGTCGCCAGATGTTACAAAATCAACGCGGGTTTCGATTGCGGTGTCGTTTGGAACAGAAACGGCGACATTGGTAATGACGCATTTGGCTTCATACCAGACGCTTTCAGGGTTTTCTGGTGTTCCGGCGTAAATGAAAAACCGCCCATTAAAATCAGCGCCCTGCTGAACGCGAACGACCAACCGCGCCAAGTACGAAGGGAACTCAATTTCACTGCCACCGTAGGTAGCGAAACCAACCGTTGGAGAACTTTCCCAAAAACAATTCAACGCGCCTTGTCCTGATATCAGTCCCTGTTCGTACTGGCTGCGAAATTCACTGCCGAGGGATGTCAAATCAACAGTGTCTCTTGTTGTAGTTAATTCAAAGTCTTTAATTTTTGCCACAAATCTATAACGATCATTTTTAGTTTGTATTGTAATAGCCTGCGTTGCGCTAGGCGTAATTAGTGCGACGGCATCGCCTTGCGCCCCAGAAAGTGAGGCTTGAAAGCGATCATAAAGTCGCAAGCCACCCGCTTCATCTAAGTGGACATACCACTGGCCATCTGGGTAAAGGTGACCATCCACTAACTGCAGATTTGATCCGTCTACAGTTGCAATCTCGATACGATCCCCTGTGACTAACGTGTTGGCACGAAAATCAACCGAAAACCGACGACGCGATACATTGACATCACTTGGATCCAGTGTGGTTTCAAGCGGTGCATCCGTAGAATCCCGGTCCAGTTCAACTGATCCGGTATATCCAAGGTAGATCGACATCAGAGGTTTGAGCTGATGGCTTGACCCGTCACCTCAAAAGTAACATCAATGGCAAATACTTCCCCGACTGCCATGCTCATGCTTACGCCGGTAATCCAAGCGTAAACCTGAATGAATTTGCTGCTATCAACGTGCAGCTTGAAAGTGACAACATCAGACTGCGTAGCTACGCCGTCTTCTGCACTAGTGCCGCCAGTTTTAATGAGATTGGTGATGAAGTTGGTAGCTGTGCCATCAGAGTGGTAAAACACACGACAGCCGCCGGTGGCACTCCGCACACCGTTGATCAACGTGCGATCAGTGTCTTCAAGGCAGGTTGTTTCCAGTACAGCCTGCGTCACATTCAGTGACCAGTTTTGGACTTTACCGATCTTGGTAGACCCAAGGTAAAGCTGTCCGCTAAGACCGCTGTAAAACGCCATGATCCGTCGATACTTGTGGTTCCATTCTAGACACCGTCTAAGTAACCCGTAAATTTACAGGTGACTGTGCTCACGCCTGGGTAAACACTTTTAACTTGCGGAGGTTCGGCATAGCGCCAAACGAGACCTGTATCAAGCTCTATGACCTTGTCGGACAACGCTGATCCGAGTCCAGACAAAACGTTGCTGGCGCTAAATGTAACATTAGAAAACAGCGCCATGCGCTCTTCGTAATGATCCACGATTTGTGCAGCTTCAGTATCGGTGATATTGGCAAAGGCTAGTTCCAGCTCGGAATTGAAGGGCTTCTGCCCGAAGCGGACAACAGTAGTAGCGCCGTTTTGTGCCTGAAATTCAACCTGGGGAAACTTGCCAGGACGATAGCTGCGGCTTGTTGGTCGTATAGCAGGAAACGGGGCAGGCATGGCTATGCGCTGGCTTATGACAGCTTAGGCTTTTTCATCAGTACGTTTCGATGACAAACATCTCATCGTCCCCCCAGTCTAGAACGGCTAGCGTTCCACGGTCCGTCAAAGGCGCGTAGCTCGCCGCGACATCGACCAAACCATCCTCGCCGTAGGAAAGCGTTTCAACCTTATAGAGCCGGTTGACGGTAGTCGTGTTGTTTAAGGCAAAAACGGTTCCAAACAAAACGGTTTGCGTGGTGCGGCCATTTGTAGCCGTTAGTGTTCCGCTTTGCACCTCTGTCGTTCCAGGTACCCAATAAAGGATGGAGTAGCTGCCATCCAGCAGGTCTTGGCTCTGGATAATACCTTCCTCGGAAATGCTGCCATTATTGAAACGGCTAGTGTGCGTTACCTCGGAAACCAACCTGAAGTATTCGCCTGGTGCCAGATTCATTGCCGCTTGAGGTGTTGTCTCAAACGTGACGCTGTGATCGACTAATTGCCGCAGCTTTAGCGCGTAACGGGCAAAAGTCAGCGGGTGCTCCTGCGTCGTACACCACCCGCTCATGTCAAAAGTTTCTTCTGGGTCGCCTGCACTGCCTCCTTCATAATCTGCTAGCCGGACGCTGACGACCTTGGTTTCAGGGAAGCCGTTATCCTTGTCCTGCCGCCATAGGCAAGTGGCTTTGAATAAACGGCGCTCCTCGGGGCTCAACCAAGTCACTTTCATATTGCGGATATTGCCGTCAGTAAATAGAGCTTTTACTGCCGGTTTGCCTTCAGGATTGATGACATAGTTAGTGTTGTATGGCACCGATGGCACCAAACTGAAACGGCCACCAAGGATCGTAAAGTCCAGCAGACAATATCCGGCTTGCTCATAAATCCATTCCCTTAGGTTAACGCGATCGCTGATAACACCGTCCCAAGTGAAGTTGTTTGCCTGACAAAACTGTGCAGCAAGAGTCATGCGATCCTTGTCTACTTGCTGGGTGCCGATTGACGCACCAGCGCCGATTGTTGTGTCAGTTAGAAGGGCATAGGCGATCTCAGGCAGCAGATTAGTTGCCGAGAAGCTAGGTGTAAGAAGGCGGTTTACACGGGTGCCCAGTTTAATAAAAGCGGACAACGAGCTGAAACTTGACCACTCTTTTGAGCTATTAATGCGAAGTCCAGCAATAGCCAAGTTGTCATATTGACTTGCGGACTGTGCCAGCTGCTCGTTGACATAGACGACTTCGTGCTCGGGACCGTCCATGTGGCTGCTGCGTTCTGCGTCATACACCGGGAAGTCTGTAATTGCGTCGAACGGATTTTGATTTTCAACTAAGACGTCTCTTTCGTCTGTACGCAGAATGACGGTCTGGTTTGCTACGGGGATGAACACAGAATTTCCACTCTGATACCCCGTTCCTTGGCTTTCGATGCTCCAATCAATGGCACCATTGTCATACTGCCTGACGCGAAACTGCAGCCCGCTGCCGCTGCCACCGCTGGCATTTACGACTTGGTTAGCTATTGAAGTATCTACTGCTTGCCATTCGTAGCGTGAGATTGCAGCTTCATATCTAATGTACTGGTAGCCGCCCCTAGCACTTTGGACTGTGATCGTCTCTACAGTTGGGTTTGTGGGGCGGTACTGCACGTCGCCAGTAACGTTTAAGGGAGCTACATTACCAGTGTTATTGTCGTAAGGCTGAGTGCCAACAATATCGCCATCCCAGCGGAAATTAACGGTAAAATCAAGTCTAGTAGTAGTCCCTGCAGGCCATCGGTTCTTAACATTATTGTCTGCGTCTGATCTGGTAGATACAAGCACCCAATCCTTTTTTAACGGGACGCCAATGCCGTTTGTGTAACGGTCTACGCCGACGACCGCTCCGGTAAAATTATCCGGTGGTGCGCCAAAAATCCACTCACGGTTACATTGCTCAGCCACCGTTAGGCGAAAGGGCGTGCCGCTGAAGACGACCGTGAAGTTATCTGTTGAGTAGGAAAAGCGAGTGCCAGGGCGCAGGAGCCACACATCCCGATCAGTAAAGAAGCGATGTGCCGCTGTCCCTGGGACAGGAGCCAGCTTGAACTCATACTGCCCACGAGCCTGGGAAATCCTGATGTAGTTGTACTGAGGCTGGGGCGATTGGCCGCTTACGCAAAACAAGGTGCCATAGCTGATGTCAGTCCAGTCGGCATCTTGACCCAGCGGTCGCACGAACAAA